AGAGATGCCGTCTCATGCCCACTCGGCAGCTATTTACGATCCGGGGCATTCGCATTTATTAAACGGGGCCGGTACGGTTACCGTTGGCACGCCTATTGGCCAATGCCCGGCTTCAAGCGGAAACCCACAATGTGGCCCCATGTCATTGGGCGTCAGTGCCGCTGCAACCGGAGTGCGTGTGTGGGACGGAGCAAACTTCGATGCGACATACGCCGCTGGCGGAAACAATGGACATACCCACTCGATAAATCTCAATATAAATTATCTTGACGTAATCATAGCGTACAAAAACTAATGACGCAGATCCCGCACGCAAACAAAGGCCTCACCTGTCCGCTGCACAAGCAGGACATGAGCAAGGTCTGCCACAAGTGTCCGTTGTGGATACAGGTGCGTGGAAAAAATCCGCAGGGCACAGACACCATCGATCAATGGAATTGTGCGCTCGCGTGGCTGCCTGTCATGCTGGTTGAGAACAGCCAGACGCAGCGGCAGACCGGCGCCGCAGTTGAAAGTTTTCGCAACGAAATGGTCAAGGCAAATGCGGTATCCACCCAATTGTTTTTAGAGGAGCGCCGCAATGGCCACGCTCGACTTTCCAAATAATCCGATCATTGGCGACCTTTACCCGCAACCTCCGGTGCCGGGGCAGCCGGTCTATACTTGGGACGGCCTCAAGTGGACGACATTCACGTTACCTATCGGCGGCGGCATGGGGCTGTCAAACGTACCTCCATTAATGAATGGGACGGCGGCTCCCGGCACATCCACCGTAGGCTCACGCGACGACCACATTCACCCATCAGACAGCAGCCGCGTTGCCAAGGGCGGCGACACCATGACCGGGCTGCTGGTGCTGGCGGCTGACCCGTCTGTCGCGCTGGGGGCGGCCACCAAGCAGTACGCTGATGGCGTCATTTCCGGCGCTCTCACCGGCAAGGTAAATCGCGCTGGCGATACCATGACCGGGCCTCTGCTCATGGCGGCGGACCCTGTCGCAAGTCTTGGCACAGCTACCAAGCAATACGTTGACGGAGGATTGGGCGGAAAAATCGCCAAGGCTGGCGACACCATGATTGGTGCGCTGATCTTATCGGCAGATCCCACCGCCGGATTTGGAGCGGCGACAAAACAATACGCCGACAGCGTAGGCACCAGCAAGGTCAGCAAGGGCGGCGACACCATGACCGGGCCGCTGCTGTTAAACGGAGATCCGTCAGCTGTGCTGGGGGCCGCCACTAAGCAGTACGTTGACAATAAAGTAGCCACCGGCGGTGGCGGTGGCGGTGGCGCATCGGTTCTGATTGCAGACACGGCGCCAACGGCACCCGACAATTCATTATGGTGGGAGAGCGACACCGGCATACTTTTCATTCGCTACAATGACGGAACATCTACGCAGTGGGTGACGACGTATCCGGCGATCGATAGTTCTGCCTACGCGCTCAACAGTACCGTTGTGCGCTACGACATTTCGCAATCCTTAACCGCACCGCAGCAACAACAGGCGCGGCAAAACATCTACGCCGCTCCGTTCGACGCGATGGCGTACAGTGGCTTGCAGATCAATGGTGGCATGGAGGTCAGTCAAGAAGTTATAGCCGGAACAGGTATAGTCGCGTCAGGTTATGTTTGCGACGGTTGGATTTATAACTTTTCTACAACGGGTACAGGACCGGCGAATGTTTTTAGTTCTGGTATTCCCGGCACTCCCTTTGCAATAGTAGCAAAAACAACAACGCCTCAAGCAACTATTACTGGAACACAAACTCATAGTTTTTTTCAACCAATTGAAGGCTATCGCTGTGCGCGGTTAGCGTGGGGCACGACGAGCGCACAGCCAATCACGATTGGCTTTTGGACTGCTCATACTCGCACTGGCATTTATAGTGTTTCTGTTCGCAATAATGGCGACAGCCGCTCATACGCTACGACCTATACTCAAAATGTGTCTGATGCTTGGGAATATAAAACCGTTACTATTTCGGGCGATGTGTCTGGAACGTGGGCAAAAGACAATACCGTTGGAATGCGAATACAATTTGCAAATGCCTGTGGGCCAACCTACACAGCACCAGCGGCAAATGTTTGGACTGCCGGTACTTATGTTGCCGCCCCCGGTCAAGTAAACGGCGTTGCCGCAACAACTGATAATTTTCGCATCACCGGCGTCACCGTCCTTCCCGGCACCCAAGCTCCCACCGCTGCACAGTCGCCGAATGTCATGCGGTCGTTCGATCAGGAATTGCTGATGTGCCAACGATACTATGAAAAGAGTTATCCTTATGCGGTAAGGCCCGGAACGGCCACAGGTCTTGGTGGTGCGGCTATATATTATGGAGCGAGTGTCCCTGTAACAACTACCGTTGGGCTTGGGATGCAGTTCATTCCGAAAAGAGCAGCACCAACTCTCACATCTTATGGAACGACGAACGGAACAGCAGGGACGGTTTGGGACAATTCACAAAGCGGTCCTTGGCCCGCTACTATCCTTGCTATCAACGAGCGCGGCGGGATGATTACAGCACAAATTGCGTCAGGAACAACTTATCTTTTGTCGGCACACTGGGTCGCAGACGCGAGGCTCTAATGGCAGACTATCAACTCACACAAAGCGACATCGTCATCCGCACAGCCGATCAGGCGTTCATCCCCAACGACCCTGCCAACCGTGACCGCGTTGAGTACGAAGCGTGGCTGGCTGACGGTGGTGTGCCCGATCCTGCGACAAGCGGCGCGACAAAACCTGCGCCGGAAACAACCAGCAAAAAATCGCGCGGAGTTTGAATCATGGCGCTAGATTTTCCCATTTCACCCAGCATCGGCCAGCTTTATCCATCGCCGCCGGTTGCCGGTCAGCCGGTCTATAAATGGGACGGCGAAAAGTGGGCGGTGACCAGCAGCAGCGGCGTCATCTACGCCCCGTTCGATGCGATGGCGTACTCAGGATTGCAGATCAATGGTGGCATGGAGGTCAGTCAGGAAAGAGGAACGAGCGGGACCACCGCCAACAACACTTATGTCTGCGATGGCTGGAAATTGTATCTTGGCGGTACGATGGGGATTGGCGCGGCGCAACAGACGCAGCCATATTTCTCTGGCCTTCCATATTACCTCAATCTGCTTGTTTCGACGGCGCAGGCATCGCTTGGCCCCAGCGATTACGTTGTTATCCAGCAGGCTATCGAGGGCTGGCGCATTGCGCGACTTGGATGGGGAACAGCGAGCGCGCAGCCGATCACGATTAGCTTTTGGTCAATGCACCATCGCACCGGCGTTTATGGCGGCTCAGTTTACAATGCAGCATCTAACAAATGTTACGCTTTCAACTACACGCAAGCCGTCTCCGACGTTCCACAATACAACACCATTGTCATACCCGGTTGTACTGCCGGTGTCTGGAATACCGACAACACCGTTGGCGTGATTGTTAATTTTTCGATGGGTTCCGGCAGTAGTCTTGTTGCCCCAACCGCAAACACATGGCTAAGCGCGAGCTATCAGACCGGACCCGGCCAAATCAACGGCATTGCCACAACCTCCGACGGTTTCCGCATAACAGGCGTCATTGTCCTCCCCGGCAATCAAGGCCCCACTGCCGCGCAGTCGCCGAATGTGATGCGACCGTTCGATCAGGAGTTGGTGACGTGTAGGCGATATTACAGAAAAACAGACGGCCAGCCGGGGCTGGAACCAACTTTTTACGGAGGCTACGGCGCTGCCTTAAGTTCTACTGTCGGCTATTGTATTCCATTTCAGGTGCCGATGCGGGCTGCGCCAACAATCGCCGTAGTGAGTGGCTCAATATCTTGCCAGAACAGCACCGATACACAGCCAAGGGTGGCCGCTGTTTCTCCGCTTGCTTACACGCCCTATGTCCTAGCTGCCGCAGCCGGGCCGGTAACGTTCCAGAGTAACACCTGCGTTCTCTCTTTTGATGCGAGGCTCTAATGGCCGACTATCAACTCACCGAAACCGACATCGTTGTCCGCACCGCCGATCAGGCGTTCATTCCCAACGACCCGGCCAACCGTGACCGCGTTGAGTACGACAAATGGCTCGCTGACGGTGGTGTGCCCGATCCCTATGTGCCGCCGCCACCCGCAAAGGAGTGAGCACCATTCATGGCAATCGAGGCGACGGGAAAGATCGCTGGCAGCGCCATCGAGGCCATGAAATCGACGCCGCTGGCGATTGCGTTGCTCATCGTCAACGTCGGCTTTCTCGGTCTGGCCGCTTATGTGCTCGGCGAAATTTCAAACAACGTCACCGAACGCAGCAAGACGCAGCTTGAACTCATCAGCAAGCTGGTGACGGACATCCGCGACTGCCGGCAGGGGCCAAGCGGCAACGGCAAATCAATGCTGTTCAAGGAAGTCATCGGAAGGGCGCTACCATGACGCTCGACGTTGTCGGCAAGGTGTCTTGGTTCGGCGGCCCCACCGACATGGGGGTTACGCCCGATGAAGGGCTGGCCTTCATCTATGACATTTACACGGCGCCGCATCTGTTTCTGGCGGTGCAGCCGGAAGGCACCAGCGGGCTGGCGCGCCGGCTCAATAGTTCGGTGCCGTTCATCGCGATGCGCTGGAACTACGACGAATTCCCCAAAACGATGCTGGCCAGCATGGACTACGTCGCGCTGGTTCGCGCGCCCGGCACCGACCGGCAATTCCTTGCATGGCCGGCGGACTGGGGACCGAACGAAAACACCGGCCGCGTTGCCGACATCAGCCTTGGCCTGATGGAATACCTTGGCATCGAA